TAGATCGCCAGGAAGTAGACGACGCTGCCAAGCAGCGGGAACGAGAAGAGCAGGATCAGCCAGTAGAGGCTCTGGGCCGAGCGGATGGCGTGCACCGCGAAGTAGATGGCCGCCAGTACGTGGAGTCCGATTCCGATGTAGGGCATGTGCGCCGCCTCGTCATTGTGGGGGCTGGAACTATAGTGGGGGAGGGGTGGGGTGCCAATGGGGTGGGGCGATCGAGCGTGACGCGTTACGTTAATAGGGTTGGATTCTGCGAGGTAGGGCGCTGCATGTCACTATGTGAGGGTGCTGCATTGATGGAGGGCAATACATGGAACGTACGCAAAAAGCACTAACGATGGCCAATTTCGCTGGTTGGGATCGGCGCTGGTCACGTTTGGCTTGGTTCAAGGGGGCTTTTATCTGAAGGCGTATTGGGACCACTTCGGCCTGGATCCCTTTCAGTTTGTTGCAGTGAGTGAGCTTGCGCTGGCAGGTTTAGCGGGCATCGGTTTGGTGTTGTTCTTCATGCTCGTGGCCCTGCTGCTTGGCGGCTGGGTTGAGGGCAAACTGACAACGGACACGCCCAAGGCCAGTCCGTTGATATGGCTGGTCTTGACGATCTTCCTTGTGGGCACGGCCGCGTTGATGTGATGGGCGAAGGGCTGGCCGCTTCTGATAGGCACAGCTTTGATGGCCATCTGCGCAGTGATCGTGCGCGTGTCGCCGGTGTTGCCGGCCTTCTTCAAGGACTCACCACGGCTGGTCTATGTCCTAGCGATGCTTGTCTATGTATCGTTTTCTTCGAACTGGCTTGGTTCTGAGCGCACCAAGAAGATCGCTGCCGATAGCAGCGAGCACACGGTGGCTGTGACTGTTGACGGAAAGGTGCAAGGCGGCCTGATACTGGCGGGTCGCTTTGGTGATAGTTATGTGTTTTGGGACTCAGGGCAGAAGCATGCATTACTTGTGCGTGCGGACGATGTCAGCAGATTGGAGATTGCGCGTGGTTCTTTAGCGCCTGCAAAGTCAGCCCAGTAGCGATTAGGAAGATCTACCAGGGGTATGGCTCTGGATCGACCGAGACATTGAGTACCCGTTCGCGCTTGGCGTTTTTGCCCTAGATTGCCGTATGCGGTGGCCGAGCGCTCCCTTGGATGCACTCCAGTGACGACTCCCCGCTTCGGTGAACTAGTTAGTTAGCTCCCCGTGCGAACCAGTGGAATGACGATCTCCGGATGCGGTACCGTTTGTCTTAATTAAGATTGAGCTAACCGAGTAATGTCTGAAACGATAGCGTCAAACGCCCAAGGTAAGCCCATGCTGTGCGAGGTCCAACGCATCATCGAGGACTTCGATGCACTATACCCGTCACAAGACGTGGGTGCCGCCGTGGAGGCCATCGGCATCGCGACGCACGGCAAAGGCCTTTCGCAGTGGTCGGACCTTGTCCACAAGCGCTTGGGCGCCTTGAGCGCTCCCGACCAGTACGGGGTGCGAGAGCATCTCCGCGACCTCACAACCGAAGTCGTATATGCGCACGCGCTATTTGATCAACCGCTCGAGCCGGTATTGAAAACCTTGGGGGCGGCTAGCTCGATCTCCGCGCCGCCCGATACTCGCAAGACCGCGGCGCCGATCGACTGGACAGCCTTGATCCAGGCCGCGCGCGTGCAGTCGTTATTGACCCAGTGGTACGCTGACAACTTGGACATGCGCTACCCGCGCGAGTTTGCGGTTGCGCGCGCCGCGCGCCGCCTAGCTGACCGCGGTTTCCCGGTGGAGCACGAGCGCACGCAACTTCGCCTTTCGCAGCAAACTAACGATCGGTTGATCGCGCGCTTGGAGGAATTGATCGGCGATCTAGGTGGACTAAGCTTGCTCCGAGAGTTGTTCCGAAAGGCCATTGCAACGTATGACGCCGACTCGGAGCGGTACATGATCGTCAGGGATACGAGGTTTGGGCGTCCGCGTGAACCAGACTTCCCTTGGGGTTACCTCATCGCCTTGAGCGCCAAGCACGTCTGCCGCCGCAACAGTCGCAGACCTGGCAACGAGGCTTGGGAAGAGCTTATCGGCCTAGCAACGGATTTTGCCGCCCTTCATGACGTCCAGGACTACACACCGCCGATCTTTGCGCAGATCCCGACCGACAAACTCGTTGCGACGTTGACGAGGCGAGCGCTCTACGACTCAATTTACACCTTTCCGCAACTACGCTCGAGCGATGTGCTGCGCATGCTTCGGCCGTTGCTGGCCGATATTCCCGCTGACAGAACTTACGGTCCTGGTTGGACGAAAAATGACGTATTCTCCGTCATCGAGCAGCTATACCGGGCCATAGGAGATTGCCGCGGTCCGGTCTCTCTTGACCTTCGGCACATCGCCAAGACCGTTCCGGGCGTGGCGCCTGTGCTAGCCAAGCACATCCTGTTTGACGTGCTCTCGCACCCTTCCACGGGCCCAAACTCGCAGTTCTTCCGTCCCACCGACCAGACCGTGCGCGGCGCAGATCCGCTAACTGGCCCAGGCAACAGCCTGTACCTGCGCCCATTGATCCGGCTGGATGGCAAGCGCGCTATCGTCATAGATCGATCCGTGGCCGGGCCGGGCATGGTGGAGGCAGTGCTCAGTGCCGTGCGCGGGTACGAAGGTGCCGACACGTTCCAGGGCAAGGTGATTGGCGCAGGGGCCGAGGCGCTCATTCGACTTGAGTTCGCACAGCACGGTATTGCGATTCATACCGGCGACTACGACACGCCAAAGGTCCATGGCGAGTGCGACATCGTTATCGACGAGGCTGGCAACCTGGCATTCATTGAGTCCAAGGCCAAGGCCCTCACTCGAAACGCCGCCAACGGCAATGATGTCGACGTACTGCTCTCGCTCGCCGGCAGCGTGGTTGCGGCGGTGGAGCAGTCTTTTGGGCATGAGATGCAGTTACGAAAGCACGGCGAGCTTGAGCTTTACGATAAGGAAACACGGAAGGTGAATCACACCTTGACCTGGAGAGGCCAGACCGTCGATCGCATCGCTTTGTCCCTGTACGACTTTGGTTTTTTCCAGGATCATACTGCGATCTCAAAGCTGATGTGGCCGATGTTGAATGCTCGCTACGGAGCGATCGACCCTGCAATCCAGAACACCTTCAAGGGTCAGTTTAAAAAGTTGAACGAGAAGGTGTTGCCAAAGCTCACCGGACACCTGCAGATTTGGGAAGAGCTTGGCTTTCAGGGGGAGGACCCCTTCGCATTCGGCAACTGGTTCCTGAGTGCCCCGCAGCTTTTTGGGCTGCTCGATGGGATCCAAGGGCCGGCCGAATTCTTCGAGCGACTCGGTTTTCTAAGAAACCTGACATATCAAAGCTACAACTTCCACCACCAACTCAAACATGCCTTATCTCTCAAGGCGGAGCGGGATGTTCGCGCCGACGGAGAAAGGCCTTGAGTAAGAGCGAGACCAGGCAACTTGGGAGAGCTTCCGCTTGGGGCCGGCAAAGCACACCTGGACGGAACAGGCTCGTAATTGTCGGGGAACTTACAGGCAGGCAAGAGCCGAGCCAGAGCCGCAGCCATTGCCAAGCAGAGCCAACGAACCGGATCACGCCCGGCACATCATTTCGCATAATGTATAGATCGTGGGCTTATCAAAGCCCATGACCGCTGCCTGAGCCTTGTGGGGCAGGGCAAAACCTACCGCAAGGCATAGCGCCATCGCGGTGGCGGCGAGCTTCCGCCAGACCGCCTTCTCTTCGCGACTGACGGCGCGAGCCTCGCCGACTATGCCCAACACACGAGCGAGTGGCAGGCCGGTTAGCCCCGCCAAAGTTGCGCACATGACCGTGTCGGGCAGCGAATAGCCCGATTTCCAGTTCGCGATTGTGCCGCGCGATACACCGAGCTGGCGCGCAAATTCCGCGTCACTGTTGACGTTCAGCGCCTTTCGCGCCGCGTCGATGAGGTCTGTAACCGTCTGCATCGTTCAACCCTGTTGACACCCCTGTTCAACCCCTTTATACATTGCCCTGTGTTCAACGGCGTTGAGCGCCCCGCCACCGGCACCCCAAGGCCGCTGGCGGGCATCCTTGGGGCGCGGCTTGGGGGCGGGGTAGGGGATGCCGACCTTCTTAGAGCTCGTCAAACTTATCGAAGATCCACTGGCATCGATCTCGAATGAAGATCGCTTCTTCTTCGATCTGGTTAATCAAGTCGAGATCCCAGGCAATTGCCATCGGCTTTTTGCCTTCAATCGCCGGTCGGCGAGCAATCCCTATTCGCTGCATCTCGATCAAGTCACGTACGTACTCCAACTTGTTATTGATCGAAGCGATCTCGACGACGATTTCGGTTGTGAGGCAAGAGAGGTACTGGTCACCGATCACAACCTCCTTGGCATCACGAAGCAGGCGCTCGTGAACCAACTTGAGATTCCCAATGGTCTGCCGCTCCGGTTTGAGCTCTTTGAACTGTTGAGGGAGGGAGCTGAGCCCGTGGGGGGTCGAAAGCAGGATCGCTACCTGCATTCTCTGGACGCCTTGCAGTTCCGAACGGCGCTCCTCCTGCGATTCTGCGTCTCGCTCATTCCGCCTGTGCGCCATGTATGCAATCGCACCAGCAGCAATGCCGATCACCCAAGTTCCCAGCGCGGCGAGCCAGTCTGCGGAGCTCCCGCCATCATCGGCAAAGTCGAGCCCAATTGGGCCAAAGATAACGGTCAGAACAAGTACCGCTATCACCAAGCTCTGAGCCATGACTGTGATTCTCACCGGTCGCTTTCTGCTCCAGGCCTCACTCAGAAACTGCCAAGTCTCCGCAACAAATCCCATTCCCTACCCCCCCTCCGTAGCTGACGTTCTCAGCGAGATTCTGGCATGACCGAACCCCTTCTCGCATTTGTCCTGCTGGCAGCCATTGCGGCCGTCTCCATCGGTGCCGCTCGCATAGCTTCGTGGCTGCTCGACCGGCGTGATTACACCGCCTCGCAGCAGTCGCGCGAAGCCACCTTCGTCGCCCAGGCACGTGCCGAACTGGCCGCAACCGGCTGGACCCCGAACCACGAAACGCTCTATCAGGCAGAAATCGCCGCCACCAAGCGCGGCGACCTTCTTGCCGCTGCTCGCTACGCCGAAGAGCAGGAGCGCGCCGCATGAGCAGGTTTCCCTCATTCGCCGAACTGGCGGAGTTCGATATGGGTCTTGCGGCGTGCGCCGCGCTCATCACCGTTTGGCTGGGAGCGGCGTTGCTCTCCATCGTGATCGAGCAGGCATGGCTGGCGCTTCGTCGCCTGTGGAAGCTCGGCAAGGATCGCTCCGATGGCCGGTGATCGCGCGGTGCTGGCCGGGTCGGGACTCCCCTCGTTTAACAGGGGAGTCAGTGAATTCAGGAACACCGATGGAACCCTGACGGTCGGCATTGACTGGTTCTCCGCTTCCATCGATCTGCGCGCAGCGCTGGACGAACTCGCGTTCCAGCGCCACCGGATAGAGGTAGACCTACGATCACTGCGGCTGCGGCGCACGGCTCGACTGGAGCGAACCCCGAACCACGCCAATGCAGAGGTCGTTAATCTCATTACAGGCGAGAGAGACCTCGGCAGCCTGAACCTTCATGGCGCGCAGCTGATCCAGCATCTCCTTGTTTGCAACATCGGCTGCATCGTATCGGGTGGACTGGCCCAGGTAGTGCTCTGCGAGATCGTGGACGGCTTCCATGGTCGCGTTCATTGCGGCAACTTTCGATACCGCATTGAGCGGCAGGTGCTGGTACACCTCGGGCGAGAACTCAACCTTCTTTGCTACTCGCATGACGGTCTTGAGACTAATTCTCAGCTTGCCGTGATGCATTTGCTCAGGCTCGAGGTCCAAGAAGGCATCAAGGGCGGGTTCGACACAAATCGCGTCCGACAGAGCCATTGCAGCTGCAGCGACGCTCGATCGCATCAAAGCCTGCTCTTGCTTGTCTCGGATACTGATCTCCGTAGTTCTTTGCTCAAACCCTTCTCTGGCGTACTTCCATGCGCCATACCCAATTACCCACGTTCCCACAGCCGCCGCCCAGTCGCCGAGGCTGCCGAAGGGGAACTTTTCAGCACCTTTAGCAAGCCACGCGAAGATCAACCAACTCAAGGTTGCACCAAGCGCTGCCGCAACGACGCAGGCAACAACAACATCACGAACTTCGATCCTTCTTCTCCACCAATGATCCACGTCCATCGAAATAGTGCCCCCTGCGCCAATGATATGAATTTGGGAATTCTGGCATGACCGAGCCAACGCTGGTGTTTTGCCTCCTGGCGGCCATCGCGGTCGTTTCTATTGGCAGCGCCAAACTCGTTTCGTGGTGCCTCGACCGGCGTGGGAAGTCTGCCCGTCGCAGTGCACACGAAGCGGCCTTGGGAGCCCAGGCACGCGCCGAACTGGCCGCATCAGGCTGGACCGCCGAGGAAGAAGCCTCGTTCCAAGCCATTCGCCGCCAGCAGGGCGTTCTCCTGAAGCAACTACAGGAGGTGCGCCGTGCGTGATGGCCTCCGAAAAGACTTCAGTCTGTCGAACTCGCCTGCGGATCGCCGGGTTCGCCGCGATTGGCGTCAGGTGAGCGGGCCTCTGCTGCCTGGGGCTCGGTCAGAACGTGCATTAGTGCTGTGCGCCAGTCGCGCACAAACTCCGGCGTTGCACGTGTTTCGGGGGCGCTCATGAACCCTTCGCTCCAGTCTGCGGACGCGCCCAACGCCTTCGCAAATTCCGGCGATCTGTTGACCATCACCAGCGCTGTAACCGCTGACTCGAGCGCGGCGATACGGGCTTCGAGCTGCTTGACGTACGACTGTGGCTTTCCGCTGAACTTCATTGGGGTGCGCATGGGCGTCTCCGTGTGCCTGGGCGCAAATCATCGCATGGCTCTAGCCGGAGGCTCTTATGGCCGTTGATCGCGCACGCTTCAGGATGGCTGTGGAAGGCGGGGCAGGGGGCTTTTCCCCGCTTTCGCCCGGTGAAAAGGGGCAGCGGGCGGCGGCGGAGATTGGCCCGGGGAGTAACACGGGCCAAAAGGGTCAGCAGGACGCAATTATCGACTACCTGACCATTGTGGTCCCGCTCTCTGCCCTTGAGGAAGTGAACTGCAAGAAGCTCGACCTCTTGCTGTTCCGCTTCTTCGGTTTCCGTGGCGAAGTTGTTGCCGGTGCGATTCGTGAGAAGAACTGGAACTTCTACGAGCAGTCGGCGGTGCTGATCGACCGGGAAAACGAGGTGGTTGGTCGTGTTGGCATCGGTGGCAAGAAAAGCACCGTATGCCTGAGCCTCACCGGGATGGGTTGCAAATGGATTCGTGACTGGGCGCGCGTCTACAAGCAGTGCTCCATGCTCGACGCCAAGATTACCCGCGTTGACTGCGCGCACGACGACTACGAAGGCGAACGCCTGGACGTGCATGCGCTCCGCGAGGTTGCTGCTCAGGGCGGCTTCACCGAAGGCGGCTGCCCGCCGCGTCACCGCTTCATTTCCGATGAAGGCCACAACACTGGCTGCACGCTGTACGTCGGCGGAAAAGGCCACAAGGAACTGTGCGTATACGAGAAGGGGAAGGCCGAGGGACTGCCGTCCTCGCGCTGGGTGCGCGCGGAAGTCCGCCTGTACGGCAAGCACATGGAAATCCCGCTGGATGTGCTGTTGAACCCGGGCGCGTACCTGCGCGGTTCGTACAGCGCGTTGCAGGACCTCATCAAGGGCGTGTGCACTCGACTTCGCACGATCCGCAAGCATGTCGAAGTATCTGCCGAGGCAATGGTGCTCTGGATGGAGCGTCAGGTCGGCCCGGCCCTCAGTGTTCTGCGCGGAGCGTTCGGAGATTCATGGTCCGACTTCTGCGAGGCCCGCATCGTCCGTGACGGTCACCCCGGACGTTTTCGCGGTATTGCCAAGGGTGACGCACTCCATCGTTTCGTGAGGGAAGAACTATGCCCATTTGCCGCGTGAAGTCCGCTGCCGTCGAAGAGCGGCACAACAGCAAGACCAACACCATCAATCGTTCGCAGACCGCAGGCCTCGACCTGGGCAACGGCTTCGAGCTGCCGTTCCGTGTCGGCCTCGGCCAGCGTCCGCCGTACCCGGCTGGCGAGTACGACATTGATCCGCAGTCCTTCGGACTGAGCGACTACGGTGATCTGGTGCTGAAGCGCTACGTGGACTTGATCCCCATCGGGTTCAAGGCTGCGCCGGCCGCATCGAAGGCCTAAGTCATGAGCCTCTGCGTTGCTTTAGGGGAGAACGGAACGCTGATCCCAACCGGTCAGCCCGTCGATCAGTGCACGGGGTATGTGCTGATGAGCAGCGCAGAGGCTTCCTCTGTCGCCATGTTCGCCGAGGCGTTCAAGGTGCCGGACAAAGACGTACTCGCAGGATGGGCATCGGGGCCGTTCATTCTGATCATGACCTTGTATTTGGCTGCGCACATTGGTGGCCGTGTTGCAGCTGTGTTCGACAAATCGTAGGCCGCCATCAACTCAATCAATGAAAGGGGATTTACATGGATTTCGAATCGATTCTGACCGGCCTGTCGGTCGCTGCCGCGCTGACCGCCATCGGTGGTGGTCTGGCCCTGATCGCCGTGGTCGGCTTCTCCCTGTGGGGCGGCCGCAAGGTAGCGGGTCTGTTCGGTAAGTCGTAAACCGAGCAGCGATGGGGTAGGGGAGGCCATGCCTCCCCTTTCTATTTCAGGGGAGCGATATGGACTATCAGATGATCATTGGCGGCCTGCAGGTCGGCATGGTGGTTCTTGCAGTGTTGGGCGGCTGCGCCGTCATTGCGCAGTTGAAGTTCGGCCTGTGGGCGGGCCCGAAGGTGGCGCGACTGTTCCTGATGCGGGGCGGCAAATGATCCTTTGCCTATTCGCCGGATTCATCAGCGGGCTGTGCGGCATCGCTGTCGTGATGGGGATTCGCGGGTGATTCGTCGCCTCAGCCATTTCGGAGTTGCCGCATGCCTCCTGCTTGCGCCCGGCATCGCCCAGGCGGCGGCGTTTCCGGATCAAGGCGCGGCGTACACGAAGTGCATGGCCGATATCGCGACTGGGCCGAGCTACTGGCAACCCATGCGCTGCAATGAGTCCCCCAGCAACGACGGCTCCGGCTGGTACGACGCATGGGATCGTACCGGCCGCAGCGTCGGCTGGGGCCTCTACAGCTGGCCTAAGGCGACCAGCTGCAAGACGCGGGGAGATGAAATGGGCTGGCAGGGGGGCGAAACGGCTGCAACCGTCAACGTCTGTCACACCGGCTGCATGTACAGCAGCAGCCTTGATCCATCGAGCCCGTCGGGCTTCACGTATTACCCAACCGGTGGCTCTTGCACTGAAAGCGACGCCCCTGCGCCGACGCCCGCCGGTGATGGTGGCGATCCCGGTGGTGGTGATGGCGGCGGTACTGACCCGGGAGGTGGCGACGGTGGTGGCGACAACGGGGGCGGGGATGGCGGAGGCGGTACCGATCCCGGTGGCGGTGATGGCGGCGGCGGTACCGGGCCGGGGGATGGCGATGGTGGTGGCGACGACGGGGGAGGGGATGGTGGCGGTACTGGTCCCGGTCCGGGCCCAGGTCCCGGCGAAGGTGATGGCGATGGTCCGGGGCAACCCGGGGGCGACGGTGATGCGCTATATGAGTCGGAAGGCAAGACCGTCGAGAAGCTCTACGACGACTTCGCCGAGCGCGTCAGCAAGGCCCCGATCATTGACGCTACCAAGAGCTTTTTTGAGATCAGCGTCAGCGCCTCTTGCCCGATCTTCACTTTCCCGGCGACGGCGTATTGGGACGCCATGACGTTCGACTTCCTGTGCAAGCCTGAGATCGTTGCCATCCTTCAGCTGCTGGGCTGGCTGCTGCTCGCGTTCGCCGCCTTCCACGCAATCAAGATCGCGCTCACATGATCAACCTAATCGCATTCGTGACGCTTCAAGCCGGGTGGCTCAACGATCTGACCGAGTACATCCGCAGGCAGGTGGAACGCCTGTGGACGGCCATCGTTGAGTTCTTCCGTGATCTTGTGCTGTACGCGATCGAACAAGTCCTGGACTTGGCCGCACATGCACTGGAAAAGCTGCCGGTGCCCGAATTCATGACCGAGTACAAGCTCGGCACCCTGTTCGCCAACGCGGGGCCGACCATCGCGTGGTTCGTCAACATCTTCAAGATTCCCGAGTGCATGACCGTGGTGTCGCTCGGGATCGTGTTCTTCATCACCCGGAAAATTCTGACCTTGGGGAAGTGGTGACATGCTAGTTTTCAACGAGGGCGTGCCGCGCGCAGGCAAGAGCTATGACGCAGTCAAGAATCACATCTTGCCCACGCTCAAGAAGGGGCGCCGGGTATTTGCGCGCCTCAATGGCCTGCACCATGAGCGCATCGCCGAATACTTGAACATGCCCGTGGATGAAGTCCACAAGCTGCTGACGCTGGTGGAGACCAAGGACGTTGCAACAACGTTCGTCTGCTCCAGGCATCCGGATACCGGTCAGTGGTGCATCCCCGATGAGTTCAAAGATGCGCTTGTGGTGATCGATGAGGTGCACGAGTTCTACGTTGCCCAGCGCAACCAGCTGCCGGAGGAAGTGGAGAACTTCTTCGCGCTGATCGGCCAGAACGGCGGCGACGTGCTGATCATGACGCAGTGGATCAACCGCGTGCATCAGGCGGTAAGGGCACGTATCGAGCGCAAGAACGTCTTCCAGAAGCTCACCGCCGTAGGCCTGAAATCTCGCTACCGGGTCACGTACTACCACACCACCAGCCCGGGCAAATTCGAGGTCGTCGGCGGCAAGACGCTGAAGTACGATCCGGCCATCTATCCGCTGTATCACGGCTATGCGGTCGGCGCAGTGAATGCAGAGGTGTACGAGGAAGGCGGTACCAACATCTGGAAGCAGCTTGCGCCCAAGATCGCCATTGCTGCCGTGGGCCTTGTGGTTGGCATCTGGGCGTTCGGCGGCTACTTCATCAGGATGATGGGCGACGATGAGCCGGAAGCTGCTGTAGAAGCCCCGGCAGGCGCCAAGGCAACGCAGGGGCAGGGCGCCCATAAGCCCATCAGCACCGGCGCTGTGCCGGCCGCGGCCGTTGCAGTGCCCGCAGCCGATCCACTGGCCGGGATGACCGTCGAGCAGCGCTATGTGGCCGCCATGACGCAGGCGAATCGGATTCGGTTGGCCTTTACCGCCCAGTTCGGGGAGCGCTCGGTGGGAATGGTCGAATGGGTCGACGGCTCAGGGAACACCGTCGATCAGTTGACCTTTGATGCCCTCATTGCGATGGGCTACCGGCTGAGGGTTGCCGTATACGGGGTGCGCCTGACGGCGGGTTCGTTTGAAACGGTCGCAACAGCGTGGCCGAGGGAAGCACCCCGGCGCGAGGAAGAGCCAACGTTGTACCGCCTGGACAGTGACCGTGCTGCCGCTGATTCTGCGAGCGTAGCGAGTGGAAGCGGCGGCGGCGCGGGCGCGGTCATGGCGGCCAGTAGCGGGGCCACCATCGTGCGCGTAGGTGAGCGCCCCATGGGCACGTTCCCGGAATCCAAGCCCTACCCGCCGAGCCTCTGACGTGATGCGTCACGTTTATCGAGTACCATCCTCTATAGACAAGGGGGGAATATGGATATTCGACTTGGGGCGCTGTGCGTACTGTTGGCCGTTGCCACCTCAGCTTCAGCGCAGCAGATACATTCGGCGAGAGGCCCCGCGCCAAAGCCCATCCCAGCAGCCCCGAAGGCCGCGCACAATTCGATGGCAAAGACCACGACGCCATTCAACTGCGAGCAGTACCGTTGGCCGAATCATCCTCACCCAGGTGTGAAGCTGTACTGCGACAGTATTGAGGCGAGCACTCTCCAGGACGAAGCACGTCGCGCCGGGCGCCCCGGGCCATCCGGTAGCGTCGTTTCTCTACCGTCACTCGGGAGCGATGCAGCTAAGCGCTCGGGATTCGCCTGCATTGGCGGCCAAGCGTTCCGGAAGCTCCGAAATGGTTGGGAACAGGTCTCCGCACCTGCCGGTGGCTGGCAACGTTGCCGCGAGCAGTGAAGTTTCGGGGTGTAGGGGCGGCGCCCCTACGGAAGCGCCTCACACGCGCTTGCGGGGCCTTGGCCCACGGCTCAGGTAGACCACTTTGGAGGGCTCGGCGTCGGAACCCGGCCCACATCCGGCCAGCCGCCGTTCTCGGCGAATTCTGAGGACTTCGGCAAGGTAGATCACGCCAGATTTCGCCGCTCGGGACCCCTCGGGGGCCGGAGCCGATCGTTCGGCAAAGTCTGTGCGAGCCTCGGCCATCATCAGCCGCCATTCCCGCGCTATGTTGCAGGTCAGAGACCACCAGGCCATATCGCAGGGTTCCAGCTGGTGACCTTCAGGGGTGAACATGTGCCCAGCTTGGAAGCCGAAACCGGCCCAAGGGCCGGTCAGGTCAGTTCGGTCATGCGGATCGATCTCGATCATGCTGCAAGCTCATCCTTGTCGGGGGAGCCAGCAGGGAGGCAAGAGCCAAGCCAGAGCCTCAGCCATTGCCACGCGGAGCCGACGAAGCCCACCATCGACCGATACAGCATTTCGCATAATGTATACAACGTGGGCGTTATCGAAGCCGGGCACGGCCGCCTGAGCCTTCTGGGGCAGGGCGAATCCAACAGCCAGGCACAGTGCCATTGCGGTGGCGGCGAGCTTTCGCCAAACGGCCTTCTCATCTGAGCTGATTGCTCTGGCCTCGCCAACAATGCCCAGCACCCGCGCCAACGGAGTACCTGTGAGGCCTGCCAGCGTTGCGCACACGACGGCATTCGGCAGCGAGACACCGCGTCTGTAGTTGCTTACGGCAGCAGGCTTGATCCCCAAGGCCTTCGCAAGCTCGGAGTCATTGCTCGACTTCGTGGCGGCCTTCGCCGCATCCAGCAGCGCATCAATGGTTGACATGGTTTTCAAAGCCCCTTGACTTTGGATTACAAGGGGTATTGAATCACGTCCGGATTCAAAGGGTCTTTGAATCCCCCGCCACCGGCACCCAAGGCCGCTGGCGGGTTCCCTTGGGGGCTTGGGGCAGGGGATTGGGCATGAACACCGCACGTGCGGCATGGACTGCTGAGTACCGCGAGGCGCGCAAGCTGGCGCGCTTCATCGATACCTTCCACGACAAGCTGTGCTCGGTGCCGGTCATGGAGCGCACCTTCCCGCAGTGCAGGGGCTTCGAGTTCGCCAGACTTTCCGGCGACAACCTTCGATGGATCGGCGATGGCTTGTTCGCCCCCGGCGTCAAGTGCCATCACACGCGGCTGGCATGCCTCCGCCATCAGCAGCCGAGGCTTCCGGCATGATCGATCCGTTCATTGCCTTCGTGCTGCTGGCGGCCATCGTGGCCGTATCCATTGGCAGCGCCAAACTCGTTTCGTGGTGCCTCGACCGGCGTGGGGAGTCCGCCCGTCGCAGCGCACACGAAGCGGCCTTCGTAGCCCAGGCACGCGCCGAACTGGCCGCAACCGGCTGGACCTCGGATCACGAAACGCTCTATCAGGCCGAAATCGCTGCCACCAAGCGCGGCGATCTGCTGGCCGCCGCCCATTTCGCCGAGCAACGAGAGGCCGCCCATGTTCGCTGAGTTCATGCGTGATCCGCTTGTTGTTTTCGTGCTGGGCGGCGTGCTGCTTACCGGCCTCTATTGGTCGCTGGTGCTCGTCCTGCGCGGCAAAGGGGGGTGCAATGGCCGTTGATCGCGCTCGCTTCAGGATGGCTGTGGACGGCGGGGCAGGGGGCTTTTCCCCGCTTTCGCCCGGTGAAAAGGGGCAGCGGGCGGCGGCGGAGATTGGCCCGGGGAGTAACACGGGCCAAAAGGGTCAGCAAGACGCAATCATCGACTACCTGACCATTGTGGTCCCGCTCTCCGCCCTTGAAGAAGTGAACTGCAAGAAGCTGGACCTCTTGCTGTTCCGCATCTTCGGTTTCCGTGGCGAGGTTGTTGCCGGTGCGATTCGTGAGAAGAACTGGAACTTCTACGAGCAGTCGGCGGTGCTGATCGACCGGGAAAATGAGGTTGTTGGCCGTGTCGGTATCGGGGGCAAGAAAAGCACCGTGTGCCTGAGCCTGACCGGCATGGGCTGCAAGTGGATTCGTGATTGGGCGCGCGTCTACAAGCAGTGCGCCATGCTCGACGCAAAGATCACTCGCATTGACTGCGCGCACGACGATTACGAAGGCGAACGCCTGGACGTGCATGCGCTCCGCGAGGTTGCCGCGCAGGGCGGCTTTACCGAGGGCGGATGCCCTCCGCGTCACCGCTTCATTTCCGATGAAGGCCACAACACCGGCTGCACGCTGTACGTCGGCGGCAAAGGCCACAAGGAACTGTGCGTGTATGAAAAGGGCAAGGCCGAAGGCCTCCCGTCCTCGCGCTGGGTGCGTGCGGAAGTGCGCCTGTACGGCAAGCACATGGAAATCCCGCTGGATGTGCTGTTGAACCCCGGCGCATACCTGCGCGGTTCGTACAGCGCTTTGCAGGACCTCATCAAGGGCGTGTGCACTCGACTGCGCACGATCCGCAAGCAGGTCGAAGTTTCTGCCGAGGCAATGGTGCTCTGGATGGAGCGCCAAGTAGGCCCGGCCCTCAGTGTTCTGCGCGGAGCGTTCGGAGATTCATGGTCCGACTTCTGCGAGGCCCGCATCGTCCGTGATGGTCACCCCGGACGTTTTCGCGGCATTGCCAAGGGTGACGCACTCCATCGTTTCGTGAGGGAAGAACTATGCCTATCTGCCGCGTGAAGTCCGCTGCCGTCGAAGAACGGCACAACAGCAAGACGAACACCATCAACCGCTCGCAGACCGTTGGCCTCGACTTGGGCAACGGCTTCGAACTGCCGTTCCGTGTCGGCCTCGGCTCGCGCCCGCCGTACACCCCGGGTGAGTACGACATCGACCCGCAGTCCTTCGCACTGAGCCAATACGGCGATCTCGTCCTGAAGCGTTACGTGGACCTCGTTCCGCTGCAGGCGAAGGCTGCAGCCGCACCGGTGAAGCCGTAACCCATGGCCGTGCTGATCCCCGCGTGCCGCGAGGCCGACCTGGACACGGCCACGGGGACCTGCACGGCTGTGATCTGGATTCCTCAGCCGGCACTGCTGCCGGAACTGCCGATTGAGGATGCACAGGCCATCGGCGCAAAGATCGCGCTCCTGTGGGCTGTCGCGTACGTGTTCCGGCTCATCCGCAAGAAAATCGAACAGTCCTAGGAGGACACATGCGCAAGATGTTCAACGCCCTGAAGGGCAAGGGTGCCGCACTCGCGGCTGTTGGTACCGCCGCGCTGGCCTCGGCGCCGGCATTCGCTTCGGGCGGCGGTGGTGGCGTCGACGTGGGCAACGTGGTGTCGGCGATTCAGGGCGCTGCGGCCCCCATCGCCGCCATCGGTGGTGCCGTGCTGACCGTGCTGGTCGGCATCAAGGTCTACAAGTGGGTGCGCCGCGCGATGTAACGGCAACCGGGGGGCAGGGCCGACTCCCTCCCCCCGGTCTTCTAACGCCCTGGATAGGGCAGGGGGCTTGGGATGGAAGGGTGGATTTGGCTGTGCGCATGGCTGGTGGCCTGCGCGATCATTTTCGTGGACTTCAACTGATGCACTGGCTTGTACGCGTGTTCGCCTCCGCGATTGCCAGGCGCATTGCATATGCGCTGATTGCACTATTTCTCGCGTGGCTTGGTCTTAGCGATGCGCATGCACAGTCAAAGAACTGCAGCACTAGTGATGCCATGTGCACGGTTGAGGAAGCTCGCCAGCAATGTGAGTCTCACACGCCCATTAACTCCAGCATCCCGGGCGGAGTTACGCGCAGAAACTGCATTCGCGAAGGCGATTCCAACAGCGGGCGGTATTCGCTTCTGTATTGGGGCAGGGACAGTAACGGAACCGAGCAGGGCCAGTATTTCGGCGGATACTTCTATTGGATCAATCAATGCTCCACACAGGCGCCGTATACCGGTACTGGGCCATGGGGCAGTGGCGGCTCCGCAAAAAATGGCAGCCTCGGCTGTCGCAATGGCTGTGACGGTATTTGGCAGAGCAACGCCGACTCGACAAAGACGTGGAGTCCTCTCGGGAACATTTGCCCTGAGGATGAAGAGAAAACCTGTGGTTCCTACGGCGATGGCTATTTTTGGAATGCGGCACTAAAGGTTTGTGAGCCGCCTGAGGGCAAGTGCAACGGGGGCGCAAGGCCTAATTCGCTTGGGCAGTGCGCGCCCGAGCCTTGCCCTGACGGAATGGCGCAGCAGGCAGATGGCACATGCAAGAAGAAGGATAACGAGTGCCCTGCGGGGCAGGTTCGTTCGCCAGATGGCAAGTGTCTTCCGGGCGACGGGCAGTGCGCTGCAGGTGAGGTTCGTGGCCCCGACGGGACATGCAAGCGCGACAGCGACGGTGACGGCAACCCGGACCCGGTTGACGAAGAGTCGTTCTCCGGTGGCGACGATTGCAGCGCTCCGCCTGCGTGCAGCGGCTCGCCGATCATGTGCGGGCAGGCGCGCATTCAGTGGCGCATCGACTGCAATACCCGCAAGAATCGCAATATCGCCGGCGGTCTGTGCAATGCCATGCCGGTCTGCACGGGTGAGAAGTGCGACGCTTTGGAGTACGCCGGTCTGCTGATGCAGTGGCGCTCAGCCTGTGCGCTGGAAAAGATGGCACAGGGCAATGGTAGTGGTGGTGGGGAGAACGCAGACGTAAGGGCGATTCGTGACGCGCTGACTGGATCTGGAGGCTCTGTTGCGACCCCGCCTGATCGGCCTGCGTCAGATGTTTGGTCCCCGAGCACTGGTCAGCCAACCCGGCCGGACACTTCGGGTTACGGCTGGGGCAGGGGGTGCCCGCAGCCGCCAGCGATTGAGGTCATGGGTCAAACCATCGCGTTTGACATTACGCCGCTGTGCCGTTGGCTCGGCCTCGGTAGCTATTTCGTTGTCGGCCTCGCAGCGCTGTTCTGTCTCCGCATCATTGCCAGTAGGGATGCCTAACCATGCCAATGCTCATTAGTACGTTGTTGACCGCGCTTGCCGCGTTGTTCCGGTCAAAGTGGGGACCGTGGGTTGCTGAGGCCATGGTGTGGCTCGGCATTTCCTGGGCAACGAATGAGTTCCTTGTAGATCCATGGATCAGCCAGATGGAAGACGCAATGCGTGCCGGCGCACCGGGTGGCGAGTGGGGCGCGCTGGTGGTGTCTTATGCGGGCATCATGAAGTTCGATGTGGCGTGCACGATGATCGCCTCAGCCGTGACGGCAAAGTTCGCTGTCGGTGCGGCCAAGACGTTCCTAACGAAGCGGACGTGACATGCCTATCGAACTGTTCACCGGTCAGCCCGGCAACGGCAAAACTGCGCTCATGATGGAACGCCTCGTTGCTGAGGCAAAAGTGGCGAACCGCCCGATTTTCGCCGTCGGCATTGATGGCCTTGATCCCGGCCTTGCGACCGTTCTCGATGACGCACGACACTGGAACGACAAGGACGCCGAAGGCAATTACATCGTCCCGAACGGCTCGCTGATTTTCGTGGACGAAGCATGGAAGTGGTTCGGACACCTGCACGACGCCACCCGCCAGCAGACGCCCAGGCACGTGTTGGAACTGGCCGAGCATCGGCACCGTGGCTTGGACTTCGTGTGGACGACGCAGCAGCCGAACCAGCTGTATCCTTTCGTGCGTGGCCTCATCGGTGCGCACTCGCACGTGGTGAGGCGGTTCGGCACGAAGATGCTTGACGTCTATCGCTGGGGCGAACTCAACGAGGAAATCAAATCGCTCGCGAAGCGAGACATGGCCCAGCGCACCACGCGCTTGCTGCCCTCGCAGGTGTTTGGGCAGTACAAGTCGGCTGAGGTCCATACGATCAAGGCGCGCATTCCGCTGAAGGTGCTGGCGCTGCCGCTGATGGCCCTCGTTGGTCTTGGTCTCGCCTATTGGGCGTATACGTTGCTACGTCCTTCCGCTGTTACGGGTGTGGCGGACACAAAGGGGACGCAATCGGCGTTAGCCGATGCGGCCCCTGCGCACGCTGGTACCGGGTCGCGAAAGGAAGATGCGCCGCGCTGGCCCTCAGCCGCTGCCTATGCGAAGGACCATCTGCCGCGCATCAGCACCATGCCCTGGACCGCACCGGTATTCGATGACCGACAGGCGCGATCCGACCCGCAGCTCGTGTGTATGTCATCCATGGAGGGGCTGGACGCGCAGGGCGTGCGCCAAGAGGCGAGCTGTCGTTGCCTCACTGAGCAGGGGACAGCGTACGAACTGAGCCAGCCCGAGTGCCGCACGCTCGCCCGCAATGGGCCGGTCTACAACCCTTACCGGGAACGGTCAGAAGATCGGCGGGACCAGCGCTTTGAAGCTGCAAACCAGCCGCGCAAGGGCGAATCGGTGGGGCTGGCGGGCAGCGTAGTGCAGCACGTGGAACGGCCCATGGGCAGCTTTCCTGAGTCGCCGTCGTTCCCAACCGATAGCTACATGACCACGGCGCCGGGACCGAACAAGCTATGACCAGCAGCGCACGCGAGGTATTGAAGTGGCTGGCCGTCGTTCTTATGACGTGCGATCACGTTGCCAAGGTCGTCTACGGTGGCTATGTGCCAGGTCTCAGCGAGGCGGGCAGGGTGGCATTCCCCCTGTTCGCGGCGGTGATGGCCTACAACCTCGCCCAGCCCGGCGCCGATGTGGTCAAGTCCATTCGCAGGCTCGGCATGTGGGGCCTGATCGCGCAGCCGGTGCATGCCTTGGCGTTCGGGTACTGGTTGCCGTTGAACATCCTGCTCACCTTCGCCCTGTGTGCCGCAGCCATCTATGCAGCCGGCCAGCGTAAGTGGGTTGTCCTGGCATTCGCCGCGGCGGTGCTGCCGACATTCGTGGATTATCAATGGGCCGGGGTAGGGTTCGTATTGCTGGCATGGCTGGCCTTCCGGCGGCGGCAGCACTGGCTACTGGTCCCGGCGTTCGCGGCGATTTTCTGGTTCAACGGCAACCTGTGGGCGCTGGCGGCGATTCCGGTGGCGCTGGGCCTGTCTCGGCTGGTGTGGCCTGTGCCGCGTGGCCGCTGGGCCTTCTATTGCTACTACGTGGCGCACCTTGCGTGCATCGGCCTGCTGGCGCCTATACTGCGACCATGAACCTGCGCCACTACCTCAACGTTCACTACTGGGTTGCCCGATGGATGGATCGGGCGTTCGCGCGGCAGCAGGCGCGCGGGAAGAACTAAACGCTCACCGGCAGGTTTCGCCCGGCACGTTCTCCCAGCCTCCAGGAATGCGGCGAAATGCAACGCCGCCTATGCACCGCAGTCCTTGGCGCTCCCGTCTGGCCTCGATCTCCGCCTGCTCTCGGCGTGCGCGAATCGCCGCTAACGCTGCTTTCCGATCGGTCACCGGTTCGGGTTGGGGAGCCACTTCACCATTGGTTGATTGATCTGGCACAGGTTCGGCTTGGAAGCGCGCATTCCAGGCATCACCGGTTCGCAGATGCAGCCAGATTCCAGCACCGGCCATGCCGAGCAGTAGCACGGCCCACAGGCCGAGCCACGGGAACTCCCAGCGCGATCGCGGGATGGGTTGTAGGTAGTCCGGTCGTTCGCGTTCCATAGGGCCCCCAAGGCGTCCTGCGCGCATTCTAGCCGGGGTGTAGGGGCAGCGCCCCTACGGAAACGCCTCACACGCGCTGGCGAGGTCTCGGCCCCGACGCTGGTAGGACACCTATCGACAGGTCGGCGTCGGGTCCAGCCATCACCCTGGACAACCGCCGTTGGCGCCGTGCCATCAATGTGGCCACGTCGATCACTTCGGCGGAATCCATTGTGCTGGAAGGCTTCTCGATGGGCGCCGATCGCAGCTGCGCCATCATCCGGCGCCATTCCTGCGCTTGGCAGGCGGTGAGCGACAGCCAGGCCAGATCCTCAGGTAGCAGCTCGCGGCCTTCGGGCGTAATCAGGCGGTCGCCGAGGAAAGAAAAACCGGCCCAAGGGCCGGTCAAGTCGATACGGTGGTGCGGGTCGAACTCAATCATGCCGCGATCTCATCCTTGGCCGGGGTCCCAGGTCGCAGGCAAGAGCCGAGCCAGAGGCCCAGCCATTGCAGCGCAGAGCCGACGAAGGAGGACCAGCGCTGACCGAAGCGCCTGATACTATTTCGCATAATGTATATTATGTTCTCTTCGCTAGATGCGTCATCCTGCCACCGACACCCATCCACTTCCGCTCCGCACCCACCAGTACAGCCTTCACAACACAAGGCACCAGAAGCACTCCCCTAAAACCACCTTCAGTCTCAGCACTTCCTGTCGATATCGAAATGAAATTCGTGCGCATGAGACTCGCCATGACAGATGAGCAGCAGCTTGCAGAAATTGTAGGGCTTCTCAACGAAATGACGGTCGAGAAGCCGCTTGCTTCACCCGGCGCTTCAGCTACTTGGCCATACGTTGTTGAGCGCGGCCTCTTGATCGCATATGTGGGCGTCCTCGTGATCACTTCCGTTTGTGCGGTTGTGACTGCAGCCAATTCTTTGCAGGAGCCGGCGGAACCCTTCATCAAGCGCGGCTTTTATACAGGCTTCGTGCTTGTCATCGCCTACGTCCTATCCTCGCTTTTCAATGCGGTGATCGCCCATCGTAGAGAGCGCAAAGACTCCATACCTCCAGTACTTCGGAGAATGCGCCGCGACATGATTCAGGATTGGAAAGAAGTGCAGGTGCTTCGGGCCTATCCAAGGCATCTCGCGGAATACGCACTGACACAGTACAGGTGGCATTGGGAGATCCTAGAGCAACGACTTGGCCTTTTTTCGGGTGATCTCCGTCGGCTAGGCCTGGCCCCCGCACTGGCGGCCAGTGCCGTGGCCGCGGCCAATCTAGTTAAGCAAGAAGGAGTCGTGCTGCTATGGGCGCCAATAGCCATGGCTTGCTGCTTCTACATTGTGGCCACTGTGCTGCTTGCATCCCGCGAAAGGCCAAGACAGGTCGTCGAGCTGCTTTCGTTTTTGATCAAGAATTGGGAGTTGGTCACCCCAGCTCCAGCTCCACAACTTGCTGCTGAGCACCCTGATAAGCCATCCGCGTTAGGTAACGCCGGGGGCCTGCAAGAATCTATGCATCAATTACACATCAACCAACCCCAGCTCCCCAAGGCGGCACGCCTTCAGTAACGTCCCGCAGTAGCGTCCCGACCAAGTCGAACCCAAGCTTCCGATACAATGCCACCGCCGGGCCATTGATACTGACCACGTAATTGGACTGCGTGGCCAGAAACCCTTCCGCCCTCGCCCGCTCCAGGTTGTGCTCTACCAGAGCCCGGTCCACGCCTTGCCCTTGTGCCCGCGCATCCACCACATAGGCCACAAAGGCCGCCTGCACTCCGAACCAATGGCTCCGAAAGGTGCCGGCCTCGAAGGTGCCGGCGAACGGAAGCGAATCCTCCATCGCAATGGCCGCCTTGAAAATCGCCCACATGGCGTCAAAGTCACCGTCGGTGGCAGCTCGGATTTCCATGCGATTCCTCGCGGATCGGCGTAGCGGGCAAGGCGGACACTAGCAGAATCCAGCAAGTGCGCCGGCACCCGCTTCACGCGCCACCGCCATCGGTTCGGCAATAGTTGAGTGAATTCCGGCCCTTAGAGCAGTACATGCCCCCTACTTCCGCGCGCATCCCGCACCGGCTCCGCCGATGGCGCGTCGCTGGCTACATCCTGCTGGGCGTGTACGTTCTCTACCTGCTGGCCGGCAACATCTTCCTCAACACCCCGCTGTTCGACCAGGTCACCAACCGCAAGCCGCACAAGTTCGTGATGACGACCGGCCCGGCCATCACGCTGCTGCCGGGCCATGTGATCGCGTGGAACGTGCACATGCGCGGGCACGTCAACCATACCGTCTACGTACTGCACGCCGAGCGTGCCAGCGCTCGCTTGGCGGTCCTGCCCCTGCTCCGCCGCGAAGTGCGGGTTCCCCGATTGCAGGCCACAGGCGTGTCGGCCGAAATCAGTCGCGTCGAGGACGCCATTCCGTCGCCCCCGCGCGGCGACAAGGGTTGGACCCTGCGCTTCGACGCCATCCACAGCGACAGCATTCGCAGTGCCCGGCTCGGCAAGCTGCTGATCATCGGCAAGGGCCAGGGCACGGTCGGGTTCCTCAAGCAGCTGCGCGGCGGCCCATCGGAACTGTTCGATTCCGAGGTCTCGTTCAGCAAGGCAGACACCAGCTATGACGGCGTGCAGCTGCTGGGCGACATGAATCTGACTGCGCGTTTCAGCTATCCGCGCCACTATCGCGACCAGGCGCCCGGCCTGGCCAAGTTGAAGCTGCTGCATGCGCAACTTGATTTGGAAGCGCGCAGCCAGGGCCTGCGCATGGATACGGACGCCACAACGCCAAAGATCTCCAGCGCGCCCGTGCCCGGACGCCTGCAACTAGCGGTCCACCTGATCGACGGCCAACTGCAACCCGGTGACCGCGCGCTCTGGCAGGTGCCGCTCTTCCTCGGCGATGGCGCGCGCAATCGCGGTGTGCTGGCCCTGCAGCTCAATGTGGCCAACGACCTGCGCCTGCAGGCACGCCTGCCGCCACGCCCGGATTCGGCCGCTGGCATCGATGCCGACCTGCACATCACTGGGCGCGAGATTCCCTTCCAGCACCCTTCCCAGCTGCTGGAGCGCAGCTCCGGCACTGTGCGCGGCGAATGGACCTTCACCTCGCTCAACTGGATCCCTGCCCTGTTCGTGCGCAAGCCGTGGCTGCAGCTGGACGGCGGCGGCACGCTGAAGGCGGATCTGCGCCTGCGCAATGGCGAACTGATCGAAGGCAGCACCGTGGACATTCCTTCGGCTGCCGCCGTGGCCGAGGTCGCTGGCGTGCGGCTGGCCGGCACGGCCAGTGCGCATGGCGAGCTGAAGGCCGGCAGCCCCACTCAGGCACAGTTGGCGATCCGGCTGCCCCGCTTCACCGCTCGCCCAAGCGATGCGAAGGATGTACGCCTGTTCGACGGTCGCGACCTGGCCGTGGACCTCACCGGCGATGGCCGCCTGCAGGAACTGCGCAAGGGCGTTCGTGCGCGGCTGCGCTTCAGCCAAGCGACCATCCCGGACCTGGCCGCCTACAACCGCTACCTTGGCTCTCAACAGGTGCGCCTGCTGCGTGGCACCGGCAGCCTCAGCGGCGACGCCACGCTCGACACCGATGGCCGCGTCGGCCATGGCGCCGCGCGGCTGCTGGGTCGCAATGCCAGCGCCAAGGTGGCGGGCCTGGACATGGGCGGCGATGTCGACGTGAACGCGACGCTTCGCCGCGGGGACTTCAACCAGCGTCATTTCGATCTGTCCGGCACCACCGTGGAGCTGCGCAATGTGCAGGTGGCCGGCAGCGAGCGCACCACGGCGTGGAAGGGCCGCGCCGCCTTCAAACGAGGCCGCATCGACGCGCAGTCCCCATTCCAGGTGGACGCTACCACCGATCTGACCCTGAGCGATGCACGCCCCTTGCTGGCCGTGTTCGCCAAGCGCACCGACTACCCGCGCTGGACGCTGTCCCTGCTGGATTCCGGCCAGGTCGATGCACAGGCCACGTTGCGCTGGCGCCCGGGGCATCTGGTGATCGACGGACTTCAGGCCGAGAATGATCGCCTGTCGGTACGTGCGCGGCTGGATCTGCTGGAGCAGCGCAAGCGTGGCGATCTCTATCTGCGCTGGGGGCTGCTGGGCGCGGGCATCGAGCTTGATGGTGATCAGCGCCAGTGGCATCTGGCCAAGGCGCGCGAATGGTTCGATCAGCGCCCTTCGCTGTTGCCGGCTGCCGAAGGTGAAAGCGCCGCGGGTTCTTCAGACTGATCGCCCCGGGCTGCATCCATTTGCCGCTTCCGTTCGTATGAGCGGTAAACGCAGGATGGAGCGGTACGGAATGAAGCGGCGTTCACAGGCTCTGGGTCTTCTGGGATGGGGCGTGGTCACCTTTGCGGCGGCCGCAGTCGGCGCATGGGCATCGGCCTCCGCCGCCAGCTTCTACGCCACCCTCAACCTGCCCGCCTGGGCACCGCCTGCCAGCGTGTTTGGCCCGGTATGGAGCCTGCTCTACGCCATGATGGCCATTGCGGCGTGGCTGGTGTGGCGCGAACGCGGCTGGCGCAGCGCGCAACCGGCCTTGGTGCTCTATCTGGTGCAGCTGGCCGTCAATGCGCTCTGGAGCTGGCTGTTCTTCGGCTGGAAGCTGGGCGCGCTGGCCTTCGTCGACATCCTGATACTTATCGCGCTGGTGTGCGCAACGATCGTTGCATTCGCCCGCCTCCATCGCGGTGCGGCGGTGATGCTGCTGCCTTACCTGGCTTGGATATCGTTCGCCTCGGCGCTGAACTTCGCGGTGTGGCGCGCCAATCCCGGAGTGCTGTGACCCCCGTATCAGTGCTCTCAGGCCTGTGCGACGCGCTGCGGCTGCCATGCACGCAGCAACGCCGGCTTGAACGCCTGCTGGCCACAACCCGTGGGGCATCGCACCACGCGTGCGGCGGTATGGCTGACCAGTCCCTGCCCCTCTTCCGCCTTGAACACCGTTTCGCAGCACAGGCAGCGCGCAACCAGCGAGTACAGGTGGAGCAGGCGCCCACTGGCCGGATCCTGCAGGGCATCCACATCCAGCAGCTCAAACTGGCAGCTGTCGGCAAGCATGCGGTATGGCGTTGAAGGCAAGGTCTGCAGGCTCACGGGGCGTGGTCACTCAGGAATGTGCGTTCACCCTAGGCAAGTGGGTGTCGAGCGCGCGTGCAGCGCGCATGTACCTTTCGCGAAACATGCAAGTGCTGTTGGAATGCTCAGATGAAGAATTCAGGTTTGAATGAAACGTTCTTCACACGCACGTACCGGTATGCGAATGCACGATTTTGCGTCACCATCCGTGCATGCCGGATGCAACGCTGGGCCATTCCAGCCATCCACGAAACATGAGTCCCGCCTTTGATGCCTTCTGCCGAGTCCACGCACGACACTGCCTTGTCCAGTTGCGCGCGCGAACCGATCCACACCCCCGGCGCGATCCAGCCCTACGGCGTGCTTCTGGTCGTTGAACCGCAGTCCCTGCGGGTGCGCGAGCGCGCCGTCAGTCATCCCGGGCTGCTGCAGCAGCTCGGCGAACCGTTGATGCAGCATGTCAGCGAGGTACTGGGCGGCGTGCTGGCGCCCTTCCAGCCGCTGTTCCAGCAGGCCACGGTGGGCAGCAGCGCGCATGTCGGCGCCGTGCACCTGGATGGCCACGGCCGCCATCAATTGTTGGTGCATCGCTCCGCCACCGATCTGCTGATCGAGCTGGAGGCGCCGGTTCCCGGCCAGCCTGGTTCGCTGGAAGAACTGTATCCGTCGATCCGCGAACTGATGACAGGCATCGAATCGGCTGCCACCGTGGAAGATCTGTGCCAGCTGGCGGCCGCGCACATGCGCCGGCTGACCGGCTTCGATCGCACCCTGGTCTACCAGTTCGATCCCGGCTGGAACGGCATCGTGGTCGCCGAGGATGGCAACGGCCTGTTGCCGTCCTACCTGGACCTGCGCTTCCCCGAGTCGGACATTCCTGCGCAGGCCCGCGAGCTGTACCGCCGCAATCGGGTGCGCCTGATCGCGGACAACAGCTATACCCCTACCCCGCTGATGCGGGCCGAGGACCATCGCGACGCGCCGGCTACCGACCTGAGCCTGGCCGTGCTGCGCAGCGTTTCGCCCGTGCACCTGCAGTACATGCGCAACATGGGCACTGGCGCGTCGATGTCGGTGTCACTGGTGCACGAGGGCCAGCTGTGGGGTCTGGTGTCCTGCCACACGGTGCAGCCACGCCGCCTGCCCTACCACGTGCGCACTGCCTGCGAGTTCATGGGCCAGATCCTGTCACTGCAGATCGCCCTGAAGGAGCGTGCACGCGCCATCGAAGAGCGCGTGGCGCGCCGTTCGGTGCTGGTCAAGCTGCTGGCACGCATGGCCGGCGACGAGGATTTCATGGCTGCGCTGCGCCACGATGAAGCCAGCCTGCTGTCGCTGACCGGCGCTGCCGGTGCGGCCATCGTGCACAAGGGCGACTGCATGCGCGTGGGTGAGTGCCCACCCGCCAGCGACGTGCTGGCCCTGGCTGATTGGCTGGCTACCCAGCAGACCGGGCAGGAAACGTACTGCAGTGACCATCTGGCAGCCGACTGGGCGCCCGGCGCGCGCCTGTCCGACGTGGCCAGCGGCGTACTGGCGGTGTCCATTTCGCAGCTGCACGACAGCTATCTGATGTGGTTCCGCCCGGAAGTGGTGCGCACCGTGCGCTGGGGTGGCGACCCACGCAAAGCGGCGGCGCCCGGCGTGGCACTGTCCCCGCGCAGTTCATTCGAAGCCTGGAAAGAGACCGTACAGCAACGCAGCCTGCCGTGGACCGACGCCGACTGCGATGCCGCACACGAAATGCGCACGGCCATCGTCGATATTGTGCTGCGCAAGGCCGAGGAAATGGCCGAGCTCACCGAGCAGCTGGTCCGCAGCAACAAGGAACTCGAAGCGTTTTCCTATTCGGTCAGCCACGACCTGCGCGCGCCGTTCCGCCACATCGTCGGTTATTCGGAGCTGCTGGGCAGCTCGGCCGGCGAACGCCTCAACGATACCGAGCGCCGCTTCCTGGATACGATCGTGGAGTCGGCCAAATCCGCTGGGACACTGGTGGACGATCTGCTGAGCTTCTCGCAGATGGGCCGTTCCACGCTCGGCCGGGTACGGCTGGATATGGCGGCGCTGGCCGAAGATGTGCACCGGAGCCTGGCTTTGGACTACGCCGGACGCGATGTGCAATGGACGCTGGCGCCGCTGCCGGAGGTGGAGGCCGATCCCACGATGTTGCGTCTGGTCTGGCAGAACCTGCTGGCCAACGCGATCAAGTTCACCCGCGAGCGCGAGCAGGCCGTTATCGAGGTCGGTCACGAGCGCAACGTCGACGAAGACCACTTTTTCGTGCGTGACAACGGCTGCGGCTTCGATATGCGCTACGTGGACAAGCTGTTCGGCGTGTTCCAGCGCCTGCACCACGTCGAGGAATTCGAAGGCACCGGCATTGGCCTGGCCAACGTGCGCCGCATCGTCGGCCGCCACGGCGGCAGGACCTGGGCCGAGGGCGAGCCCGGCAAGGGCGCCACGATTCATTTCACCCTACCCCGTTCCACAGGAGATCACCCATGAGGGACCTGCGGCCGATCCTCCTGGTGGAGGACAGCCCCAAGGATGCCGAGCTGACGCTGGCCGCGTTGTCGCGCTGCCAGTTGCTGAACGATGTCATCCATGTACGCGATGGTGCCGAGGCGCTGGATTACCTGCGCTGCGAAGGCAAGTTCGCCGGCGCCATGCACGGCGGCCCGGTGGTGGTGCTGCTGGACCTGAAGCTGCCCAAGGTGAACGGCCTGGAAGTGCTGGAACAGGTGCGTGGTGACGCACAGCTGAGCAGCACCCCGGTGGTGATGCTGACCTCTTCGCGCGAAGAACAGGATCTCGTGCGCAGTTACGAACTGGGCGTGAACGCATTCGTGGTCAAGCCAGTGGACTTCAAGGAGTTCTTCGA